CCATGTTTGCAGCTAAAAAAGATATCCGGCATTATCTAATGGGCGTATGCATTGACACCGGACCTGCTGGCGCGTTTTTAGTCGCTACCTGCGGCCATGCTATGGCAGTGCACCAGATCGACAATGTGGCTCGGCCTGCCGGTCAACTTATCATGCCACTGGTGCCACTTGCCAGCATGATTAAGGCAAATAGGCGCGTTGGTATCAAGTTAACCCTGCCTGCTGGTTTTGCAGGTAAGTATGACAACAATATCCGTGTCAAACGTCAGGTAACGCTCGAATCACTCAAGGGTGAAATTTCCATAGTGCCAGAAATGGACGGCATTTTCCCGGACTGGCGTAGAGTGGCGCGTTATGACGATGCACCATACCCGCAGCAAGTGTTCTTTAATCCTCACTATCTGGTCCGAGTTGCCGATGCTGCGGACCTGATCAGCGAGCGTAAATTTGCGGTACAGGTCCGCCCAGGTGGCACTGGTGTAGGTTTTGCCACGTTGGACCATGAAGGCAAGACAGTTGCCTATGTAATGCCGATCAGGGGCACCATTGACGATCTGCCCAGCAAACCCACAATGACTTATTGATCAAATAACCCTCTAGCCCTTACCCTGTAAGGGTTTATAGCTATCATTTTAGGAGTGAACGACATGGAATCATTGTTTAACGTGTGGGCAGATGGTCAGCATTCAAAAACCACCATCTTGGCAAACAGTATGCCCGATGCACTTGATATATTTTGCGCCCGACATGGGTTTATAGACCACGCCGACTATTGCCAAGAAAAGCAATTGACAGAATCCAATATCAACATTCAAGAGGTCACAAGGTGAAAAAACTATTGTGGACCCTGATACAAGGCCTTATCGGCGCTGCCGTATGGGGTCTTCCCTTTATCTACTATTTTTGGAGCATGAAACCATGAAAAAGCAAACTTACGTTCAGGCGCTTATGCGTCAACCAGTAGCATGGATAAAAGCCAGTGCGGCCACGCCTAATGGTCACATGACGCCTATGCATATTTTGCTGCATTATGTGGCGCTTCGCAGAATGGGGGAGATATGACCGACTATGACGATTGGCGCGACGATGCGCGAGACCAGGCCCGACTTATGGCCGATGATGGCCCTGATGATGGTGAACTAGGCATATGCCCTGCCTGTAGCGGGTCTGGTGAAGGGATGCATGAGGGTACTACGTGCTATAGCTGCAAAGGGGCGGGAGAATGTTAGACCACGACATTACCGACAAAATCCACCACCTGATGCACCTATATGCATGGTGCAGCCAGGAGGCAATGGAGTACTTGTACTATGAACCGCACGACCCGGTAGACTGGCTCGGCACCCGGTGGGAGGGTGAACCATGCTGATGGCCGCCCTATTTGCCGCCCTGCTGGCGCTGCTGCTTAACTTGTAACGATACCTGAAACGATACCAAGCCCGACTAACCCTCGGGCTTTGTCGTTTCTATCTGCCGTTTAGCATCCTCGAAACCACGCCCTACGATAACCCGGTGGCCGATACTCTCTAGATACTCTATCCAGTCTTTCTGTACTGGCGACACCACGCCGCCCGATTCTTTTTTCATTTCAACCCATAGGTTCCAGGCGGGGATGCAAAGGTCAGGCACCCCAGGGGTTACCCCTTCGGCCTTCAGCGCAGCCCCTTGGCTGGCCCCACGATGGCCCCCATTTGGCACGGCGAAGATTCGGGTATCAGGGTAAGTTCTGCGAAACCAAGACACAAGCCTGACCTGCTGTAAATGTTCGGACTCCATACTAAAAGGGTACTTCCCAGACCCACAAGTCGCAACCCCCAGGTTCATTTGCAAACTCTGGTGACGGTGCATCGCCAAACTCGGCGCAAACCCCGTCGGGCCTGTAATAGTCGCAAGTATGGCAAACCCTTGGCGGCTCGGCCTTCAAGGTGGCGCGGTAGTGTGTAACGATTGCGGGTTCTGGGTGACGGGTATTCATTGGTTCCATGTCCTTTTTAGTACGGTAAAAAAACGGCCTTCACGCTTAAATTCAACGGCGCTCGGTGGCCTGCCCTCGGTCATTTGCTGGGCCATCTGGTGCAGTTCCGATACCCCATAGTCCAGCGTGACGCCTGCCTGATGGGCAACCTCGGCCAGCAGCCTGCGCGACTTTTCGCCTGCGTACCCGTCGTGCGTCACTGCCAGATATTCGGTCACTGGCGGGTCTGACAGACCACCGTAGTACGTCACGCTCAACATCTCCCGGCCACTGGCTCGGCTTATATGCTTGCGCCATGTCCAGCTACTGACTTCCAAGTCAGTACCGTCCTGCCCCATAATGTCCAGATTGTGCAGGCGCAGCGCGGGGCGCTCGGGTTCGGGGAATGCCTCACCACAAGCCGGGCAGACCCTCACCGATAAGGCGCAGATTTCCTGACAGTGGTCACACACCTTCACCGGCGCTTCGCCCTGCTTGTCTCCCTTCTTTGGTGGTGGTCGTACGGCAGTGATTGGCCCATGCTGTTCCACCACGCCAGCAAAGTCTAGGACTAGGCAGTCAGTCTTACCCGGCGCGATCCGCAGGCCACGCCCGGCCATCTGCACATACAAGCCGGGACTCATGGTTGGCCTCAGCATAGCTATCAGATCAATCCCAGGCGCGTCGAAACCCGTTGTCAATACGTTGGCATTGGTTAAGGCCCGAATGCGCCCCTGCTTAAAGTCGGTCAGGATGCGGTCACGTTCATTGCTTGGCGTCTCGCCGGTCACGCATTCAGTGTTGATGCCTTGGGCTTGCAATGCGGTGGCAATATGCTGGGCATGGGCAACCCCGGCGCAAAATATCAACCAAGACCGGCGCTCGGCCCCCAGGCGCACTATCTCAGCAGCCACCTTTCGGTTTTTGTCGGTGGTGTCCACCGCAGCCTGTAATTCGGCCTCGATGTACTCGCCGCCACGCTTATGCACCCCGTCCACTTCCAACTTGGTGGTGGTAAGTTTGCTTCTCAGGGTTGATAGAAACCCTTTGTGAATGAGTTCCTCAATGCTCACCGGCTCAATCAAGGCGTCGAATATGGCGGGTTTGTCGGTAATGTATCCGTGGCCCAGGCGGTAAGGCGAGGCGGTCAGGCCTATCACCCTCACGTTCGGATTTGTCCGATAGATGTCCGATAGAAGTGTCCGATAGCCGCCTTCATCCTTGTGGCTCACCAGATGAGCCTCATCTATGATAACCAAGTCAACATGGCCTATTTCCTTGGCCTTGTTCCTGACAGATTGGATGCCTGCGAAGGTTATCGGTTCGCCCAATTCTTTCTGGCGCAACCCGGCAGAGTAAATGCCCATTGGCGCGTTGGGCCAGTGTTGGCGCATCTTTTCGGCGTTCTGCTCAATAAGTTCGCGCACATGGGTCAGCATCAAGATGCGAGTTTCGGGCCAAGATTGCAGCGCGTCCTTGCACAAGGCGGCAATGATGTGAGACTTACCTGACCCGGTTGGCAGCACCAAACAAGGGTTGCCGGTGTTGCCTGCCTCGAACCATGCGTAAAGTTGATCGATGGTGCGGGTTTGGTAGTCACGGAGCATCAAAGTCCCCCAAGGAGTCGGTAGGCGGCAGCTGCTTGGAGCGGGACTTGCGCGTTACCCAATCCTTTGAGTCGGTGAACCCGATTGGGAATCCCATCAGATGTTCTACCCACTGAGGGTTCAATCGCCCACCATCCTTCTCCACTGCCCAATCCAGCATATCCATGCGGCTCTTGCCGTCCTTGCGTATCATTTGTCTCCCCCCCCCCTTGTGAATACGGGCCGTTGGCGTAGGCCACATCCGCACATAACCCGCAAGGCCAAGCATTGAGCTCGACCCGTCCTCGTTCTTCCTGCGAACCGTCCCCGTACTGGTCTGGAAATGTTTTCCGTGTTTCGCTCGGCGCTCCAGTTCGGGATCTGAGCTCGTCGGCGTAGGTAGCCAAGAGAAACCATCTGTCTCTGTGATGCGGCGCTCCGACATCGGATGCGCGTATGCAAAGCCACCTTGTGTCATACCCCAGCGAGGCCAAGTCTCCAAGTACGGTTCCGAGTCCGTTAGAAAGGATTGCTGATACGTTCTCCAAGAACAACTGTTTTGGTCGTACCACGCTAGCGATTCGCAAGACTTCACGGTAAAGACCTGATCGGGTTCCATCAGATACGCCTGCTTGCTTTCCAGCGACACTAATGTCTTGGCAAGGGAATCCCGCATGAATAATGTCCACGATGCCGGTGTACTCGGATGGATCAAACAATTGAACATCCCCCTCCCACACTCGCAAGCCGGGGAACCATCCGTCTGCTGCGCGTTCTCTGAGGATTTGACAGGCATAGGCATCCCACTCAACAGCGACAACTGGGGTGTGTCCAAGGATGAGGTCGGCAAGGAGTCCACCGCCGTGACCTGCAAAAAGGTGCATGGTTCTTGTTTCATGTTTCACCCCACTACCCTTCCATCCCACTCTTTCCGCAACGCCATAACCTGCGGATCAGCAGCCACGCAGGCCGCAGCATTAGCCAGCAGTTCCTTTGACCCATACACCCCCTCACCCGGCTCACCGTTGGCAATGCCTTGTCCTTCAATCTCATAGACTGCCACCCAATCGCTTGGCCCTTCCAAGCGTTTCCACGGCACCAAGTCAGGATGGATAACGTGAGACTCGCAGCCTGTAAGTTGCGCGTCAGTTGGCACAATGGCGTCCCACTTGGCGCAGTGCCATGTCGAATCAGACAATGGCGTGATGTGGGCGCAGGTACGGCAGTTGACCTGCTTTGTGGTCTTTGACCCGTGGCAGAAGTCATGGCCTGCACACATCTTGCATTCAAACCAAGTCGGGTCAGTGCTTATCGGTGGTGGCAGGCGGTCAGTCAGCGCCAGCCTTTGGCCCTTGTCAATTGCCTTGATGGCATGGTCACGGTCATACTCCAGCCGCTCGGTGTAGATGCGGTCATCGTCTTTGCAGACGGCAACATACAAGGCGCGTTTCAGTTCAGTGCCGTGCATATAGACCTGACATTGGGTGTAGTGCTGGGGCTTAGACTTTGCCACGCCATTCTTCTCTAAGTCATTGAATGACTTCAGCGAATGGGTCTTGAACTCCAGAACGTGTTCAGTCTTTGGCGCACCCGGCACACCCTTGCCAATACCGTCTAGGCTCCCGCTAACGTGACTGCCAAAGTTCACCCGGCGCTGGGTTCCTGATACGCTCATGCCAATAGCGCGGAGATCGCTGATGATTTGCGCTTCCTCATTGAAACCACGCCGGAACAGTCGCAGGATCCTGCCTTGGAACTTCTCAACCACCGCCCAGCGAAACGACAGCCAAAGCCAGCGTTCGCAGTGATGGCCCAACGTACTGCAACCCATGTGAGCGCGGGGCTTCTCGGCTCTTGATTGATGGGCGGAGTCAATCAATGAAGTTATGGTAATCTCTGGCTCTGGTATTTGCACGGTGTTTTCTCCTGTTAGTTGTTGCTCATGTTGACCCCGCCGTTAAAAGCGGGGTCTTTTTTTGCTTATTTTTTAGCCCAAGGCGGCGCGCTCTTCGCAGCAGGCGCACCAGCAGCAGGCCCAATAGGCTTGAACGGGGCTACAGCAGCCGGTGTCACGCCACCCAAGGCACGGTAGCCTTTGATCTCATTCCCGGCGTACTCACCCGTTTTGACCACCAGCTTGATGCCAAGGTTGCCGCCAATCAGTTGGTCAGTGTCCTGCACCTTTGCCAAGCCAATGGCTCGCATGATCTCGCCAAGCTGCTGGCGTCCGATCTCTTCCGCCTTAGTGCTGGCGTTCTTGATGTTGAGATTGCCAAAGATAACCCGGCCCTGATGCGACGGGCCGGTGATGGTGTACTTGACAGCAATGTACTTGCCGTCTCCAGCCTTGGTAGCCTTGATCTCAGCGCCTGTGATGCTGGAGTTGTACCAGCCCTCAGGCAATGGCTCAAAGTTGGAGGTGGAAACGGGCAGCGAGTCAACGCTGAATTCTTCGTCGAGGAAAGCCATGATTATTCCTTTGTGATAGTGAAAGTGGGGCGTCCAGGGGTGGACGTAATAGCACCAATCAGAGGCCCGGTCACGGCGTCAGCGGCCGCGCTCCATGCCTTTGCATTGATTTCGGGCTTCCAGCGGAAAAGGCTGGAAAGGTGTTCGGACAGACCAGCTTCAGCGGCCAGCATCTGGAGTTTATCGGCGTCAATCTTTTTGTTGATGCGGCCCTCGGTCTTGATGACGTAACCGTCAATGGCGTGTTTGACAGTGCCATCCAAGTCCTTTGGTATGCCGAAAGTCTCGACCATCAGGTCTTCCAGTTCCCGGCGCTCGGCAACTGCCGTGGCTTCTAATTTTTTGGCGTCAAGCCAGCGTTGATATAAAGTGTTCATTGGGTGTACTCCAGTGCTTGCAGTTTGCTGATCTTTTCGTTGATTTGGTAGATTGACTTTGCAAAATCATCTTGCGCTTTTTGTTTGAGAGCCTGCAAGGCCGCGATCTTTTGAGCGGTAGGATCGTAGTTTTCAGGCGCGTCAAACTCAACTTCTTGTTGACCGACATAAGTGCGGTCTTCGGTGTCATCCATCTTGAATGAGGCAATTCTGTATTGCCCTTCTTCTTCCCACTCAAACTTTTGATAATGGACATGGGCCATGATTTTGATCTTCATGCCACACCCCCGATTTTGTTGATGATCTCGCCCAGGTCAGGCGCTTCCCAGCCACCCAGCTTGCCGCTACGGTCTTTGGCAAGCCACAGGCCGTCGCTGTCGCACATCAAGGCGCGTTGGGTATTGCCCTCGGCGTCCTTCTCAACCCGCAGCGCCAAGACCTCATCAAAGAAATAGGGCAAAGCCTGCCCGGTCTTGATACCCGGCATGGAAGGCGAATACAGCACCCGGCCCATTTCATCCTGAGTCTTCTCCAGCTTGGCTGTCATCAGGACATGGCGTCCGGGCAGGTCACGGAAGGCCCGAATAATGTCGGCCATCTGTTCCTGCATTGCGCCATAGGCAGCGCGTGGGTCTTTGTTGACCTTTTTTTCGTGATTCAGACAAACTTCTGCAATCTCCGAGATAGAGTCCAGCGCCACTGATTTGTGGTCTGAATCCGCTACCCAAGCGTAAGCCTCACGCAAGTCTTCCATGCTGGTGATCTCCAGATACGGCAGGTCAGCGTCCTGTAAAGACAGCAACCCACCTTCAGCAGACAGAACCACGGGATGCGGTAAAGTCTTAATCAAGCTGGTCTTGCCAGCCCCTGCTTGCCCGTAGACAAGCAGCTTGACACCGTTGGCTGCAAGGCCGCCAGTACGTTTTAACGAAATAGCCATGTTGGCTCTCCTAAGTTGCGCTTCCGTCTGTAACTCAGTTCGAAGCGTGGTTGCAGTGTAGCACAGGATCATGGTACAGTGTCAACAACTTTATGACGAAAGATGATAAATAAATGGCAGACCTCTCAAATATTCTCGGTGGTCCTTGGTCGCCGCCCTCTCAAAAGCACGTTGATGCGCCTGACATACAACTCAAAGATGCCATGCTTGGCGCTGGGTTAAAGCCACCGGACATCATCCACCTTGACGGCAAGTTGCACCGTTTTAACAGTGGCACCAAGGGCGAGAAAGGTCACGACAAGCCGGGTTGGTATGTGGTCTTCTCCGATGGCGTACCGGCTGGGCGCTTTGGCTGCTGGCGCTCAGGGTTTGAGTCATCGTGGAAAGCAGACATTGGCCGCAGCCTGACGCCGGTGGAGGAGATGGCGCAGTCCCGGCGCTTGGCGGAGGCCAAGACCCAGCGGGATGCCGAGGTGAAAAAGGCGCGTGAGGTAGCTGCCAACACCGTTGATCTCATTTGGTCGCAGGCAGGGGCAGCAAGCGCAGAGCATCCCTATTTGCAACGCAAAGGCATCAAGACGCATGGCGCACGGATTACAGGCGACGGCAGGCTGATGGTGCCTCTGTACAACTTAGATGGCGAACTATCTAGCATCCAATACATTGACCATCAAGGTGGAAAGCTGTATCACCCTGGTGGACAGACCGGCTCGATGTATTGGCTGGTCGGCAGCATGGATGACGCCACAACGCTGTACATTGCCGAGGGATTTGCAACCGCAGCCACCATAGCGGAGGTGACAGGCCAGCCTTGCGCGGTGGCTTACAGCGCCAGTAACCTAGTGCCGGTGACCGGGATTCTCAAAGAAGGCCATCCCACGCTGGACATTTGCATCGTGGCTGACCATGACGCTAGTGGAGTTGGGCAGCGCTACGCCGAACAGGCTAGCGCAAAGTTTGGGGTACGCATGACAACACCGCCAGTGCCGGGGGATGCTAATGATTACGTCCAAGCGGGGCATGATTTGGCTCTGTTGCTCAAGCCGCCTGCACCAGTGATGGACTACCTTATCCATGCCGACGGATTTTCAGCGCAGCCAGCGCCCATTTCGTGGCTTGTAAAGCACTGGATACAGGATAAGGCCTTGGTAATGGTGCATGGCCCCAGCGGTGGCGGCAAGACGTTTGTTACCTTAGATTGGATGCTGCACATTGCATCAGGCAAAGCCACTTGGTTCGGCCACAAGGTCAGACCCGGCAACATGGTGTATTTGGCTGGTGAAGGCCATCACGGCCTGCGCTCACGGATTGCAGCCTGGAAGCATCACAACAGCGTCAGCAACCTCAATATGTGGGTCAGCAAGTCAGGCGTAGACCTTAACACTGCCGAGGGGTACTTGAAGGTGGTGGAGGCCATACGGGTGCTCAAGATCAAGCCTGATGTGATCACGGTGGACACCTTGCACCGCTTTATGGCTGGTGACGAAAACAGCGCCCAAGACGCCAAGACCATGCTGGACGCCTGCGCGGCACTCATGCAAGAGTTTGGCTGCACCGTCATCTTGGTTCACCACACAGGCGTTTCAGAGGAAGCCCAGCACCGAGCGCGAGGCTCATCCGCATGGCGTGGAGCCTTGGACATTGAGATCAGCGTCATACCCGCCAAGGGCGACAAGTCCATTGAAATCGTGCAGCGCAAAAGCAAAGACGCCGAGATGGCAGCGCCGGTCTATGTTGACCTGGAATCGGTGGCAATACCCGGTTGGCTGGATGAAGATGGCGAGGCCGTTACCAGTGCGGTGGTGGTGAAGGGCGAAGTGCCAGAGTCCAAACAAAAGGATAAGTCGCTTGGGTTTGGCGACTTTGAGAAGGCTTGGTGGTCATCAGGCGCGGAGGAGCGAGGCGGCGCACCTTACCTCACCAAGTCAGTGCTGCGCGACTACGCCGTTGCCAATGTCATATCAAACTTTGCCGGGGCGGTTGCAGCCGGTTCACGCCGCAATCTGATTGATGGCAAGAACGCCCGATACATCAGCAACCTGCTGGACGCTAAGTTGATTGAAGTCCATGAAAACGGCTGGATCGTGATCGACCCTGGTACAGCATCAGGAATGATGTTGAAGAAATAGTTATTCTGTGCTAAACTTCTTGACATGAACAGACTAACCCAACTCAAAGCTAAGTTGAGGGCTGCACAAGCCGAACTTGCAATCCGCACCCGAACGCACAACAGTGCGAGTCGGGCTTACAACAAGGTGACTGCCCATATCACCGAACTGGAGAAGAGAATTGCTGACTTGGAGAAAATTTCAAAGTGAATTGCCCAACTACAGTGAGGCCGACTTGTTGGCTTTGCTGGACGAGGAACGATTGAAGCACCGCAGAGTGTCCATGCTAGAGCGTATTCACCAACGCTACTGCACCTTACGCGCCAGCCGGGAACGGATGGAGATACTAAAAGAAGGAAAACGACCATGACCCTAATGCAACAATTTAAGAGGATGAGTAGGCGGCTTACGCCAGTCGAGATGGCAGCTACTGAACTTGCAGAGGCTGAACTGCACCGGCTGGAGGCCCACAGTGCGGTGGAGTACGCCACCAGTGTGGTCAGCTACAAAGACGCTAGGATTAAGCGCCTGCGGAAGTTCTTGGCTGATGCGGAGAAGGCAGTATGACTGCTATCCCATCAAAGTATTTTGGCATTGGGCCGTACCGGGCTGAACAGATAGGGCCAGTTTGGTGGGCTGTGATGAATCGGCACGGCATCAACTGTTTGAATTTTCTGGAGAAGCCTGGTGCCGTTGTGACGACTGAGCCACACGCCAAACGGATAGCAGATGAGTGGAACGCCAGAACCAAACCATTCCCCGAGCGCGTTAAAACCTATGTTGCGCCAGTGACCATTCCGATGACCGACGCCGATATGGCATCTTATGTGTTAAGCCGCCGGTATAACTGGGAGACTAAACGATGGGCATGAACGTCTGGCCCTTCCCCACTGAATTACCACCAGCCGTGCCAATGGGCAAGCTGCCTTTCAACC